CCTAGTCGGTCTTAATCCCGAGAAAACTGCGGTGGACTCTTTCTTCAAATCCGAAAGGAGATGTGGAAGGATAAACCGCAAATTTTCTCTTCTCATGAATGATCCCTCACGGGATAAATTCAGAAAGGAGGGGAAGCTTGCTATGGCATGGATCCGTTCCCTTTTGGGAACGACTCCCAGCTATAAAGCTATCTTCAATAAGTGTGATTTCGGCCAAGGCGCCTCAGTAGGTGTTCACGGCGATGCCACTCACGTTATTCGGAAACTTTCCGAAGAACAAAAGTGGACCGTGACGCCCGGCGCCATCCACCATGCTTTCGGTGGACTCCTCAATAACACTCATTATCTTGAGACTCTTCTAGAGTCTCGGGAGGTTGATGGTTATCGAATTGTCTGCTACGATTACCAGGATGCTTTTGAAAAGTACCTGGCGCGTATTAGCATGGTGAACAGTAATAAACTTGGCTTCGTGTTGAAAACAGCTAAGACCCATAGGTCTATAGCGACAGAGCCTCTCTTAAATGGATACGTCCAGAAAGGCATTGACCTAGTTTTGAGAAGGAAACTCCTTAAAGTTGGGCTAGATCTTTCAGACCAATCCTTGAATCAGCGGTTAGCCCGTGAGGGTTCTACCGACGATTCAGAGAACGGGTTTGTGACCATCGATTTGCGCGGAGCTAGCAATAGCAACGCAATAGTCCCTGTAGCATACTTGTATCCCCCAGACTGGGTCACTCTATTCAATAGAGCTCGCAGTCACTACCTCTCATATAAAGGCGAAGAGATTCGCTATAATATGCTCTGTAGCATGGGGAATGGGTTCTGCTTTCCTGTCGAAACGATTACATTCGCTGCCATCTGCGTATCATGCGGTTGTGGTCGTCCCGGCGTCGACTTCTCAGTCTACGGGGACGATATCATCATCCGTCAAAAATACGCAGATAAAGTTTTAGCCATGCTGAAACATTATGGCTTTGATACGAATGTCGAGAAGACCTTCCTAAAAGGTCCTTTTCGTGAATCGTGCGGCTCGGATTGGTTCAACGGTGAGGACGTACGTCCTTTCACCCTTGATTTTCCATTCGATAAAATCGAATGTTTCTTCAAGTACCTTAACCTAACTCAGCGTAGCGAACGAACTTCACAGTTCTTTGCCCCGGTACGTGAGCTTATGATAAGCTCTTTACCGGTTGATTTCAGATTCTTCCGACCCCTTCGGGGCGAGGTTGATTCTGGAATTGACTCGTTAGGGGACGAGCACCTGTCCTGTCCTAGCTGTATCTTTAATCCTAAAGATGCAACATGGACATGGCGGGAGTTAGTCACAACACCTGTATCCGATTATGTAAGGATACAAAGGTGGGGACGTGAGCCTTGGCTCATGGGTGTTGCGCTCAGGGGGTCTCGGTCTATACCTTTCGGGGTACTGGCCGGCCTTCCAGACGTCACTTTTCGGCGTAAAACCCGAACGAAGGTAACTCGTAAGAGTTACTCGGCAACCAGCAATTGGCTGCCGACACCGTAGACTTTTGGCCTACGTAGCACGATCCTGATAACTCTGTTTGAGTCTCAGGAGTAGTGTCTTGGG